TATTATCCTTAGTTGTGATTATCTATGAACTTTATCGAAAGTTTGGTAAGATAGCTAAAGAAGAAGATAAAGAAGAAGCTAAAAGGGAAGCTGCAGGGAGAACCGCAGTTTCTGCTTTACAGAAGGCCTCGGTTATATTATCTTTTTTGGCTGCTGCCTTGGTAATTGTACAAGAAGGACTTGGATGTTCAATTGAAATGGTGAGTGGTGCAACACGACATATTTCTTACGTAACGAAATTTTTCTTTGAAATTTTAACAGTTTTTGGCTATTCGACTAGTAAACGTGGAGTTTTAGAAAGTAGAGAAGGTAAGAAAAAACAATCTTTTGTCTCTGGACCAACAGTACCTGCTAAAGAAGGGAATAAGGAAAAGGGACTTGGCTTCGGTGGACGATGGCATGAATTTAGTTTGGCTCCTGGAAAACGATATAAGATTTGTTCGGTTTGTGGTGAACATGAAGAGGAATGTAAAGGACTCTTTTATCAACATGTCGGTACTCGACATGCTTTTAAGTTAACTACTGAAGATAAAGGCTGCAAGGATTGTGGCTATCTTTCAACGAGCAAGATACATTGTGTAGGACCGGATGTTTTAGAAAGTGAATTTTTCTATGAAAGAATAGATGATCGACATTATCAACCGCAGCCATTTTTGTTAAATATGGCAACTGTTGAAAATGAAGATTTGATTGAAATTGAGCAACAACAAAATTTTGAATTTTTTAATTTCTATTCTCTCTATGAAAATGCTCGTAAACGTGCAGTTTCATGTCTCGAATACTGTAAAGAAAAACCAGAAATAGTAGCATTTATGTTACTTAGTGCGCTTTTGAGTGCGGCCGCAGTTGCACTCTACCTTAGTCCTGCTCTTCTGCAGAGCTTTATGGAACAGTTTAAGTTTGGACCCAACCGTGAAGGGAAGGGGAAACAAAGACCGATGCGTAAAGCTTTGAAATGGAAGAAGAAGCCAAAGTCCGTGGCTGTTAAGGAAGGAACTAAGAGAGGAAATCGGGCTAAAATGCAGTCTAAGTGGAAGGACTTACAAGCCTACCTGGATGATGTTGTTAAATCGCATCCTAAACATATGAGTGTGTCTGGCTGGTTTCATGATCATGATTATGATTATGATGCCTATAAAGCTGGTGCCTATAATGGGAAAACATGGGAACACGATAGGAATGAACTTGCAAAGAAATATAAACAAAAATATAATAAGCATTATGATTCTGATTACGACTATTATACAGATAGTGCTGAGGAAATGGCGAAAGAATTTGATACCTATGAAGATTGGGTTAATCGACAAAACATCGAACGTGATGAACAGGCTAAAAGAAATGCTGAGTTTTTTGATAAACGGACGCATATTTGGACTGAAACTGATTGGGCGCGTGGATCTAGCTCTAGTTCAAGAGAAGGTCAAGTAGACGTGTCTGATTTGGTTGAAGATAAACCTGAACGAGAAGGTAAAGGGAAACCTAATAATTCTAAGTCTCCTAAGTCCCAAAGCACAAAAGTAAAACCTGATGAGCCCAACAATGCACATTTGCAAAACCAAACAGAAATGTTAGAAAGATTTGTTAAGTGTATTGAAGGTGCGGAAGTTGCTCGGAAAGATGAGTTGGAGAATCTCAGA